AACGTCCGCTGCATCCCAAGTGATAGTTCCACCACTCGTAGCAAACGTGACAGAAGTCAAAGACTCCCCACCCGCAGAGTACCCAGTACCAGACACCTCGTTACTCACATCAGACTTAATAGAATGAGTGCTGTAATTCGGGTTGTACGATGCTGTCGTCAACATAACTTTGAAACGATCAGCAGTCGTATCATTAAAATCAATATTAAAGTTTGCTAGCTGCTCTAAGTTATATTCCATAGGCAGACAATAAAGGCCACTAGCCACGTTTAGTCCCTCCGGTCCCAGTTATAGGTTTAGGCCGAATTGTTACATCACCGTTTTGTTTTTGCATTCTTTTTCTTTTTCCTTGCAGCAGCAGCGGCCATTTTACCTTTAGCTGTATAGGGGTACTTTTTTCCGTTTACTTTAGGCATAAATAAAATACTAGCAGAGACGAACGGGGAGGCTAGGAAAAGGGGAAAAACCTAGCCCCCCCGCAATTCTCAGGTAACAGTTATTAGCTGTTAGCACCAATGCTGGAGATGCTCTCTACACGTTGCAGCGAATCCTCACGGAAGATGCCGTAACCACAGAGGTGATACCAGCCAACTGGGTTGAACCGACGCAAGCTGTCAACCACAGGGCCAACAACAATGCTTGGCTCAGGCCCAAATCCGGGGGCACGAGAGAATGCTTTAGCAAGTCCCTGTCGTCCACAGATAAGTGTCTGATACGCATCGAAGGTTGTAGCACCACCGTCGGCAATTAGGCCTGCACGAGGGTTTTCGATGTACATGATGCCGTTAAACGTACCAATCGAACCTGCCCGAATAGCTTGGCCGTCCTGTTGTACTTGGTATTGGATAACGTCAGTCACCGTTGTGTCGCTACGAAGATCGTAGGAAACGTCTGGGTGAATGATTCCCATGTAGTTGCCGTTTTCCCAGCCCGGAGCGTTACGGCTACGAAGCTGTGCGACAGCTTTACGGCCATCAGCAGCAGTGTATTCGTCGCCTGTGGTAAGCGCTCCACGGTTAGCTGCGCCACCGGAATAGTTTACGTTGGTACCGCCGTTTGCAACATTTGACGCAATCTTGTCGAGTGAGTCAGCCATGTTGTAACCAATAATGTTGGCTGCATCTGAGTCAACATTAAGGAATGAGGTGCCACGTACCTTAGCGGTAGTGATTACAGCGTTGCCGTATTCTGCAAGAGTTACGGTAACTGCACTGTCTGTTAAAGCTACAGCAGTCACATCACTGTTTTCAGTGAGTGCTGATGTCGCTTGTGACATGTCAGCATAAAATGTGAATTGTACGCCAGAACCGTTGTGGCTCTGGTTAGTTGAACGAACGTCCGCAACCATTTCAAACAATGGCTGTGAACGAAGGGCAAAGTACGCTGTCTGGTCAAACGCAGTTTTTACTGAGTCGCCTAGCGTAGAAGTGGTTGTATAAGCCACGGATAATCCTTCGGTGAGGACTCCGATGCTTTAGTAACTTAGGCTGTTGCCCCCCAATGAATTCCTTCGCTTTCTACTAAAGCTCGTAATTCGTCTGGGTTTTTAGTGGCCTTAATGCGAGCATCAAGATCAGGTGGTGCAACCGGATCTCCACCTTCTCCAGCGGAGTAAATTCGTTCCTCTGCTTTTAAAACGTCAGGCATAATTGAATCAGATTGCTGTACTGGAGGAGCATTATCACTAACAAACCCTGCTGCTTCCGCTTCTAAACGGATAGCAGATGGGTCTAACTCCCCATCGTAACCTTTAACAAAATACTTGACACGAGGATCATCAGGATCAAGTCCTGCTGAACGGAACGTATCCCGACGTTCGTAACCAGAAATCCGGTTTTCAGCTTCTGAAGCACGAACTTCAGCTTCTTTCAACCGTGTTTCTAACTCACGACGCCAGTTTGGCTTCGATTCGGATGAACTGGCAGAACCACTGTCACTGTAATCAGCGGAGTCATTTTCTGTCATATGTCACTCACCTGTTGTACGCATCCGCAGCGGTGGAACTTTGGATGGGGTTTTTGTAATTAGCTCACCCCTCAGGGGCCAACAACAACCTTTATTATAAATAACCAAAAGTCTTTATGTCAAGTACTGGTACCAAAACCAGAAGCGCCTGTACCTGAAACTAATAACCCGCTACGTCCTGCTGAACCTGCAACACGTTCTTCTCGTCGTCGTCCAACAGTGTCAGCAACATTTGGATCTAACCCAAACTCGGCAGAAGCAACATCTGAAACACTTAAAGCATCTTGTTCACCTATAGTTTGGCCAGTCAAACCTGCTTGTGACACTAAACGCTGTTGTATTTCACGTCGTTGTATACCTTCACGTTGTAAAGCAGTAGCAGTTTGTCGATCAAACCCTACTGTTTTGCCCATAACCCGAGCAGCAGTAGCTGACAAACCAGCAGCTTCTAAAGAACGACGTTCTTCTATAAGATTTGTAGCGCTTTCAGGATCCAAATAATAAGCAACAAGATCAGCCGGGTCTACATCGTAAAGTCGTTTTAATTCTGCTTTAGTATTTGGATCAGCACCTGCTGTAGCTAATTCAGCCAAAGTAACTCGTTCATTAAACTCATTAGGCGAAACATCAGCAGCTATAAGAGTAGCAAAATCCATTCTGTCATCATAAAAACGTGGTGGAAGCCCATGAGTACGCAACAAAGCTTCATAATCATCTTCATTTTGCATGTATTGAGCTTCTGTAATAGATCCAAACCCGTTATCACGACGTAAAGCCATACCGGGGAACCGTGTTTTATACTCTTCTGTTTGACGGACTTCTAAAGCAATAGCTTCTTCACCTAAACCGTCAACCATGAATTTTTTTAATTTACCTACAACACTTACCGGTAACCCAAAAGCGCCTACAAGTCTTGTTAAAATAGATGTTGCGTTTTCTACACCTCGTGCAGCTAACTCTTCTAATCTCATACTTTCAGTAAGCTGATTTGTGCGTTCAATAGATTTTTTTGAACCGGGACCAGTAGCATCATCAGGAACATAGTTTGTATTTTCTTCCCAAACGGTACGCCCATCTAACAAAGTTCGTTGAACAAACCTAAAGTTGCCATCTTCATTTTGTGGGTTATTTTCTGGTTCAGTTAAATACGTTTCAACATAATCATCAGCACCAGAACTATAAAATCCAGCTTCAGAACTCCAACCACCCGGCAACATGCCAGAAGCATCTTTAACCATGTCATTAAAAAATGAGGCACTAATGTCTTCAAGAGCAGCACCACTATAAGTGCCTGCTTCAATAGATGCTTTTAAATCATCTAACCCAGCTAAACCTTCAAAACGTTTTTCAAACGCAGCAAAATCTTCTAACGTTTGAGTGCTAGTAGGATCGCTATTACCATTATTTTGAAGAAGAAGAAGAGCCGCTGCATCAGCTTCTTCTTTCTCTTTTTGTAATTGAGCTAAAAGAGCGGCTGCTGCATCAGCTTCTTCTTTTTGCTTTTGCGCATTAGCATCAGCTAACGCTTTAGCTTTAAGTATCCCTGCATCTACCAAAGCTTGCTGCGCTAAAGGATCAGCGCTCGGATCAAGCCAACGATTAGCTTTAGCTCTACTTTTTGCACTAGGAGCATTTACAAAAGCATCAACAAAATCCATCAGACTTTCACTCCAAAACTATTTAACAAAGTATCAACCGTAGAATACGCTTCATCACGAGCATTATCACTGTAATCCCACTCAGGAGTAGCACGCACATAACGCTCAAACTCGCCACGAGTCATCGGACGATTCAAACCATCATTAGTTTGCATACTGTCCTTAATATGACGAAACATTTTATTGTCAACACCCAAAAAATCTACATTCCGGCCAAGTAACTGCGACGCAGCATTGCTGTAAGTAGAAAAATAGGCGCTAGGCGTATAACCCTGTTCAACAAGAGACTTCAAAGCAGGCTCAGTCTCCATAACAGCTTGCGCATGACCCGCAGTTATACCCTCATACGTTGCTTTACCTAAATAAATCTTGTTTGCATAATCAGTTAACGCTGTGTCATCGAGTTTTATCATGTAAGTAGCAGCGTTTTGCCGTAACTGTTGTTTAATGTTTGCAAATGTGCCAGAACTTTGAACATTTTGAATATTAAATGAGCCGTTATACCCTGTTATAAACTCATTTTTTATTTCATAGTCAGTCATATTTAACTGTTTTGCGTTATAAGCCATAGCCATAATCGCATTTTTAGTTTTAGGTGGGTCTGTGTTAATACCAAGACGGTTCGCTTCAAGAGTCAAACTGTCATAAGTATCTTCTAACATTTCCAACATGTCAGGTGTTGTGTTTAACCAAGTGCCACTAGTTAAATCGTAGCTAGGTGTCCAATCAACAGCACCACCGGCTCTATCCCAATTTATTTGGAACTGTCTAGCTGTCGGCCCATTTTGTGCGAACCATTCGGTACGTTGGAACAAACCCCAAATCACGTCAGGGTTTTGTTCCCCGGTACTTTCTATGTAATCAATGATGTTCATGTCTTTTTCGCCGTCCCCGTTTGTGTCAATCTCCATTTCGTCTTGTCTTTTAGTTCGGAAAAACTCGACTGACCCAAAATTTTCACGGATGTACTCTACGGCTGCATCACTTAACGTGTCTTGATTATTGTTGCCGTTGTTGCCGTTGTTGCCGTTGTTACCGTTACCAGATTGTGTATTACTTGGATCACCTTCAGGTTCTATTACTGTCTTACTAAACGGTAACTCCCCAGAAAAATTTGGATCTGGTAGATAATTCGGATCACGTTCTTCCATCATCCGAGCAGCTAAAGACGCTCGGTCTTTTTCACTAGACGACGCTGGAGCAGATCCTTCAATTGCTGCATCCGCAGGATTAACTGTTCTACCAGTACCTTCACGTTTTCGAGCTTCAGTTGCTTCTTCTAATTTACGATTTGCCGCTAAACGTTCAGGATTTACATCTTCTAAAGTTGGTCCTTCAACTTTACCAAGCACCTTATTTTCGGTAACAGCTTCGTTTTTTTGAATAACAGCTTCAGTGTCTTCGATAGCGTTTTCAAGAATTTGTTTTTCTTCACCACGAACACTAAACGTGTCAGTAACACGTAAGCCATCAGGCATAGTTTCTGAACCGGCCATCCAAGCAGCTAGTTCTTTAGAATCGCCAGAATCAGGCATCGTTAATAAACGACCCCGCAAAGTATCTAACTCTAATTGCCACGCAGGTAATTCTGATACTTCGTCAGGAGTAGCCGAATTAATTAACCCTTGCAAATTGTTAATTCTGGTTTCTAATTCATTTTCAAATTCAGCAGCGCCAGAAGCTAAATCAGAACCAATATCTCTATCTTTAACACGTTCAACAAAATTACGACCAAAATCTTTAAACGCTTTATTTAAAGACGTTTCCCATCCAAAACGTCCACTTTCATCTTTTTCAAATTGTTTAAGTATTTTTTTACCTGTTGATGCAAAAAATTCTTCAATTGGTTTATCAATGTTGTTTCTTAAAAAAGAATCAATACCGTCACTAAATTCTTTAAGATCCATGTCTTGATTGTCCATAAGCCAATCAAAAGCACTTTTATACGCTTGGTCTACATTGCCACCAATTTTAACGTCATCATAAACATGAGTTAAAAAGTCTTCTGCTTTACCAACAAGTTCTTGTGTACGTTTACGGGCTGCTTCTTGCCTAGCTTCTTGTCTTTCTTTTGCAGTTTTTTCGGCCATTACTTTAATCCTAAAACGTTTTTAACAGTGCTAACAGTGTTGTACAAACTCACACCTTTAGCACGTTGAGGGTCTAAATCCCCAGCCATAGCACCAATTTCCGAACCTAAATCAAATTTACCACTTAAATTATGGACCATTCCAATAACAGCCCGTACCTCATCCTGAGTAGGGTTACGATGCAACTTTTCTTTAAACTCTTTGTTTGCGTATTCTGTAATAGTTGCTTTTGAATATTGATCCGATTTTTTAGTAGCAGTAATACGATCAATTTCTTTTTGGAGAACAGCAGGATCAGTTGCTTTTAACAACCCATCAACAGTAGGCATAAACCCTAAAGCTGCTCCACCCATTCCAGCAATTTGCTGTGCCCTGCTAACCGCTGAAATCATTCCCGCTACTACATTGTCGTAGTCATAAATGTCATTAGGGTCTTCATCAAACGATGTGTACCCGTTTGTAAACAAACCTTCAGCAATTTGCTCCCATTTTTTTTCATCATTAGCAAAAGCATCCATCATTTCGTTAAAAGCAACTTCGCCAGTAACAGCTTGACTTACATCTATTTCAACTTCACCTTTACGACCCGGAACTGGTGTGTCAGTAACTTCTACAAACAATTCTTGTGGATCAGCAGGATCACGAATTTTATCGTAATCATCGTTTGTAATAATGTTTTGCATTTCTTGTGGACTCATCGTTGACGATCGACGGCCATATCGTTTACCGGGACGCAAACCAATTACATTGCCTTGATCTACATTACCAACAACAGGATCATTTAAATCAATACCTAATTTTGATGCTTGATTAATGATTTCTTGGGACGGACCAGTAGCAGTCATTACGCTTTTTCTCCAATTAACTCTTTTGTTGGTTTAGCTAAATAACTTGTCGGCCACGAAACTCTGCTAATCGAAGTATCTTCATCAAAGTAACGATCCAAAATAGCTGAAAAGTCTGATTTATTACCCATTTGAAGCCTAAAAGTTAACCACAGTTGTTGTAGATCATCATTTTTGTCGTTACTTAACAACGCAAGATCAGGATTATCTGCACCTGCTTCACGTCGCTGTAACTCAGTAGCAATTAAATCTCTCATCCCGATATATTCGCGAATTAAATCAATTTCAATTCGATCTTCAAACAATGGTGACTCTGTTGCTTTTCTAAATGCGTGAATAACTTTTGAGCGTTCTTCGTCGCTTTTAAATTCGTCTAATTCTATTTTCCATTGAGGATTAGCAATAGCGATTTCTTCAACTATTTTGCGTTTCATCATTTGTAAATCATTATTAGAGTTAGCGTTTAAATTAACACTTAATCCATTAACGCCACGACGAGTTAATTCACTATTGATAACCGCCATTTGGTCTCTATATACAGCCCACCCTCTAGCTTCAGCAGCACGAGTATAAATTTCTCGTGGATCTAAACGAACTCGTCGTCCTTCATTTATTTCTTTAATTTGAACTGCTCGATTATATTCAAACCCAGAATCTAATGAACCAATTGACCCAGTAATCCATTGCCCAATTTCTTGGTTATTGTCAGCAAACTCTTTAGTTGCTCGATAAAGCTTTTCGCCTTCTAACGTCGCAGAAGCAACAGTCCGAACTTTAGTTTGACGCCCTAAAATTGCAAACATATCAGGATGCTTGTCTAACAACCATTCGTCTGCTGCTTCTATTCCATACTTTTCAATAATTTGTCTGTGACCGTTTATAACTTCGTAATGAGGTGACTGAGCAGTAAAACTAAGAGGCAAAGCAAGATTGCCAATCATCCGAACAGTCAACAGAGCTGATGCACGTCGATCTACTTCTTTTTCAAACTCTAACCATTCAGTTTCTGTATCAATTACTTCACCATTTTCATAATACTCTGATGCAAGATCAGCAGTAATACGTGCTTTTACTCTTTGACGTTGTGCAGTACTGAATTGTGAGCTTGCTGCTGCTTTAGTCCATGTAGGTTGCACGTTTTTTATTACACGTTCTAAAAAAGACTGACCTTCTGTAGGCCCAAAAGGCAAAATTAGTTCTAACGATTCAGCTAATTCTGGAACTTTTAAAACTGTTTCACTGGCAGGGATACTTACCATCGGACCAAAGCCGGGTAAACCAGCGCTTATCATTGACGCTGACCCAAAATTAAAATCAATAGCGTTTTCGCCTAACGCAGATATTTTTCCAAACGCTTTAACACCTAAAACTGGGATTTCCCAAGTCATCATCCCTTCAGGTAACCGCAAAACAAACTTTGGATTCCCGTTTTCATCTTCGGCTTCCATAGTGTTGATAGCAGTTCGCATGTTTCGTGATGCTGACATAACAAAAGCAGGGTTTCTAGCTGCAAGACCAGTCCATCTTGTAATTACTTCTTGCCATGCACCATAAAATGGCATCAAATTAGAAACTACTTCTTCAAATCTGGACCGTTCAGCTAAATCGTAAAGCAAATTTCGTGTGTCTTTTAACGCAACTTGTCTTGCTTGTTTTTCTATACCTTTAATGTCAGATTCTTTAAGTTTAAATACCCCATCTTTTTCAAATCTTGCAATTCGACGTTGTACTTCTTTTGTGTATGTTGTTTTAAACACCAAACTACGAGTTAAAACATCTGTTGGCATTGTTCCAATGTTTTGAAAAATGCTTTCAAGTTTGTCGTTTATTCTTATAAGTAGTTGTCCGCTTTCAGCAGCATCTTGGAATTTAGAATCACCTATAACTTTTCCAAAATCTGGGTCATTTACTGCTCGTCTAACTTTTTCAATTTGTTCACCTTTACTTGGAGCGTCATATTTGCGATCAAGGATTGGTTGGATGTCTCGATTCCAATTGACTTCTCGGCCTTCAGCAATTTGTTTCCTAACTTCTATAAAATCAGGGTGGTTAGGAACTAACGAATTTACTTCTCGTCTAAAACCTTCAAGTAAATCGTTGTAATCAAAATCATCGGTTACTTTAAAATAATGGGGCATTGCGTCTTGCAACACTGCACCTTCACGCGATTTAAGCCAATTAACAATCTTAATATGGGCTTCGTCGTTCCAAATTAATCTTTGAAACTCTTGGTAAGCGTTAGTTACTGACGGGTCAGTAGAAGGAACAAACTGTCTATTAACCGTGTCATTGTAAGCTTGCACAAACTTTTCAGGTTCTTGCGCTAAATCGTATTGTTTAGGTGCACGTAACGTGTTTTGTTTTCGTTGAGCGTTAGAAGCGCTATCCCACAATGCCCGGTTTGAATTATCAGCAGAAATAGCTGCACGGTAAACAGATATTTCTTGGGCTGTGTTACCAAAATGATTGCTGTAACCTATGCCCCCAATATGGGCGTTTCCTAAACCAGCGTCATGTAAAAGTTTTGCTGACCTATCAAAATTGTCGTAAAGCTCTTGGTTTCGTTCTGTTAAAGAATCGACTTGTAATTGTTGTTGAGCGCTAAGTTCTTTTGCTTGCGCTTCAATCATGTCTGCTGCACGTTGAAGATCTTCAATTTCTTTTGCCGCAGCAGCTAATTCATCTGGATCAGTAACATTTTCTACACTTTTACGGATACCAGTTATTTCATCTCGTAATTGTGTTTTTGCTACAGACCGTAACTGCAACCCAACCGCTGTCCCAGTTTCCATTTTCGCTAAACGTTTTAACGAGTTTCTAGCCATAAGACCATACAAACCGCCAATTGCTAAACCTGCTGGCCCAGCAACAACTCCTGCTGCGGCGGATGCTGCAAGTGTCCGGCGTCGAATTTTAGCTTTTCCGTATGCATCATAAATTATGTTTTGAACTAACGATTGTGTAGCTTCGTCACCATTTTTTGCAACGTAATCTTCAACTAATTCGTAATAGTTTTTTTCACCAATTTCTAAACCAAGATCGTCTGCCATACGTTGTTGAATTAAAGGACCAAGATCTTCACCATTTTTGCGGAACCAGTTAGCACGAAGATCCCCCATACCACCCATCATGGATTTAAGTGTGTCCATTGTCCCTAACTGAGCAGAAACACGAGCGTACTCATCGATAAGAACACGCATAGGCCAAGCCGGTCGCAACAACACAGACTTTTTCCAAACAGACGTAAACCCGTTTATTGCTCCTGCTGTAACACTTTGTACCTGTTGAACGTTTTTACGAAATATAGATTGATCGTTAAACGCTTGTTTATACAAATCGTAACGAGGAACTAACGCAGCAGATTCTAACTGTGCTGTAGTAACTGGCATATAACGTGCAACTATTTCGCCACCTTCAGCAGCGTCAGTAATTCGTATACCTTTTTGACCATACAACCGAGCGTTTTTTGCTTTAGCTTTTAAAGCGCTATCTCCAGCTTTATATTGTCGTTGCAAAATAAATGTAAGTTCGTTTTTGTTAACACCTTCCATGCGATCAGCAAATTTTTGAACCAGTTTTCCATTAATTGTGTTAACAGTAGAATCAAATAATTTCATTTGAGCGTTTGTGTCGGTAACGCTTGTCCATTTACCTAACTGACTATCAATATATTTAGCGTCAACCCCGTCAAGACCTATACGTTCAGCATCACGCAACATACGTTGATAAGCATTAAAACTTTGTTGTGCGTCATCCCAAATAATCATGCCTTGCGGAACTTTTTCTACAATGGCACGCACAACACGTGTGCTAGCAATTGCACCTAAAATTGGTGTTTGTTCAATAAATGTTTTAGTTGCAAGACCAGCAGAATTAAAAACACCGATAGAAGGCAAAGCGTCCATAGTGTCAACATGGTTTTCTAACAACAACTGATCCGCCGCAGCATTAACAAGATGCGGGTCATCATTTAATGCATCATGTCGTGCATTTAATTCGTCAGCGGTTACAGGGCCACGGTCAATATTTTTTCTAACAGCTAAAGCCCGTAACCGTTCTTCTTTCATTGACAACGCTGCACCAAACGGCAACGTCGGGTTTTCTTCCATTAAACGTTTTTCTAAAACTTTTTGTTTTGCCAACAACACGTCTCGGTTACTTAACATTGTTGGGCCAGCAACACCTTCAGGAAGTTTTGTTGCATCTATTTGTTTATTTAATTCGTGAAGTTCATATCGCAAACCACCTTCTTGATGGGACAAACTATGGGCACGAGCAGCGTCTCGCATTTCGCCCATAACAGACATATCACCACCAGTTACGGCTAACAACAAATATTGTTCTCGTGCAGCTTTATTAGGCAAAGAAGCTAAAGCTCTAGCTTGGTCAGCCGTAAACTTTTTAGCGTCTACACCTAAATTGCCGCTTTCTGCTTCTTTTATTATTCGTCCAGTTAACAAATCAATGTTGTCGATATCTGTTTCAGATAATCCAGTTCCTTTTTTGTAATCATCTGACCACACTAAATCATCTGCGTATCGTAGTTTTTCTATTGCATCATCAAACCGTCTATATTTTTCAGTTTGTAAAGCAGCAATAGTATTTTTAGGTGTTAACCCAACTTTCTTTTTAACAGTATTTTGAGTCATCCGAGATAATTTCCCGACTTTCCCTGCACCTAGCAAAACATTTGCTGGGTCAAAAACAATGTTAAAAAATGCGTCTGCGGCACCAGACATAAATTTGTAATAAGCAGTGCCTTTAAAACGTTCAACTTCAGCCGGATCATCAAGATCTATCCACGCTGACATCATTATTAATGATTGACCTGCGCTTCTTGACTCACTAATCATGTAAGCCTGACGCCATTCATCAGGATCGAACAACGTAAACACGTCGCTTATATCAGCTCTACCTATTAAAGCATCTAATGTGCTTTGAGCACTTTGTTGGCCAACAGTAATAAGTGTCCCTAAATTGCGATCTATAAGATTGTCATAAACAAAATCCAACCCTTCAAAAGTAGGTGTAACAACTGAAGTAACTGGCGATCTAATTCCTTCTGGGATCATCCCAAAGAACCGGCCACCAGTACCTTCTTCACCAAACAAATGTTGGACTACCCCGTCCCCATCTTGGGCACCCATAACATTGTCATTCCATGAACCCCAAATAGTTCCCCACACACCATCGTATTCGTCGTCTGCCCCAACAACTTCTTGACCAATATCAACAGCAAATTCAACAGACTTTTTAGTGGCATTAGCAACACCTTTACCCATGCCAGCAAGTGTGCCTAGTAACCAAACCATAAATCAGAGTTCTTTCTGAGGCACCATAGAAATCATTTTGTTAATGATGTTTCGAGTGTCATCTCCCACGTAAGGAGAATTAGCTAACGGTAAAAGCGTAGGAAGAATACGAGCAATCTTTTCACTACGTTGCGGGTCAGGACCTGTAGCTCTCTGTGGTTCTGCTTGTGCACCTATTGGTTCAGCAGGACGTTCACTCATTCTAGTTGGGCTACCCATTTCACCGGGTCGCACCCGTGAAGGAGCAGGCATTTCAGGCAATGGCGCTTGCTGTTGCATTTGTTCTTGTTCAGTAGCAGCACCGTACTGTTGTCCAGTAGCTGTCTGAATTTTTTGGCCTTTGCCTTTTCTTGGCATTATAACGCCCCTAATAATTGTTCTAAGCCAGCAGGATCACCAGCAGGTTCTTCCATTGGCATTGACTCAGCACCCATACCCGGTAACGCAAGCCCCGGTTGTGCTTCTGGTGACATAGCCGGAACTTGTTCAGCTTGCCGTTCTTGCGCTTCTCGTTGAACTTGTTCTACCGCTTCAGCGAGTTCTTTTTTATCGTGAGCAACAAGATCCATAATTCTTGCTAAATCTCCCGGTGGGAGTATTCCTTCAGCAGCTTGATTTTGAACAGCAGAAAGTAAAGCAGCTTCAAGTTGTTCAGCAATTACTGTGTCATGTTCAAACTCTGGGTCATCTATCAACGGGTCGATTGACATGAACGATCTTTTTGACATAGTGCCCATGCCAACACGTTGGCCTCCGCCAATAACAAGGTTGTTAATATCGGCTCCTGCTTGACTGTACGAGACAACGTTTTCGGTAGAGTCAAAGTTTTCGTTAGGTACATAGTCAACTTGACCTTTAACGTTTTTAGAATTGACATAAAAACTACGTGGGCGACGCCCAGCATAAGTTTTTGCCATATCTACAGCTATACGATTTTCTTCTTGAAGCGACCGAGCCATAATCCGTTGCGCTTCTTGAATAGTAAAATCAACAGTCGCTGATAGCACAGCGTCCCCCCGGCGACCTGTCCGAATATTAGATGTTGATTCGCCACCAAATTCTTGTGGAATACCAGCAGTTAAACGTTGTGCTCGTTCAAGTCTGTCAATCGCAGGGTTTGTCATATAACCCGGTTGCATTTGCATATCACGCAAATCACCGCCACGGACAACACCAACTTCACCGGTAAGCCCGTCAGCAGGGTTCACAATTTGTGGAGTTTCTCCGGCTCGACCTACAAGCCAAGTATCAGGAAACACGCCTTTTTGAACTGCAATAACTTCGAGAGCCATCAATCGGGCTTGCATTTGGTACATGCCAAGTATGCCGTCGAACTGGCCTTGCGCATTGTCGAGACTTATGCGTTGTGCAAACACAACAGGGCAATGCCCTAAAGGATTTGGTACACGTTCTAACTCTAAAGCTATAAACGGGCTTGATTCAGTTACATTACCGAAACTTGCTGTTTGTATTGGTGAGCGTGTGCCTATAAGAACTTGTTCATGCCCATCAACATATTCGATCATCTCAATAGGATGATCTTCGTTTATGTCTGAGTCATTTCCGAATTGAACAGCAGCAGCAGGATACCGGTCACGTAACCAACCAATTGAACGTTCGTACGCAAAAATAACGTCACGAGGACGCATGTCGTCAACACCCAACATTTTTGCTGGGTATGCGGTTAATGGGTCACGTAAATGCCATTCTGGGCAACCTGTAGTTGCGTTAAAACGAATTTGTGTAACAGTTGTCGAATAACCAATTAAATGTCTTGCTCGTTTCCCAAGTTGCAGATCCATTCTGCTGTTATCCCACCAACCAAACAAAGCTTTACGTCGTTTAGATGCGTTATCTCGTGCCCGTTTTGTTGATGCATCTGTAGGAGGACAGTAAATGTCAGGACTTGTAGAAGCAATACGCATTGCTGTTTGGTCAAGGCCTTGTGCAAGAAGGTTCGCTACAGCAGACTGTTCATCAGAATCTAGTTCAGGTAGCGGAACAACGATATCCCCGTTATAATAATCACGAACATTTCGCATTTTTGCTTTAGCGTCGTCGTTTATTCGTGAGCGTGTAGTATGTATACTGATAATCTCTTCGACGGTTTTCACACTCACCTCATGCGTTAGCTGACTCCGACATCCATGAAGGACGCCACTGTCGATCATTAACTATAGTCGGAAGATATAGTTTTTCTAAGTTATGCTCTAGGAACCATTGTGCCATAACACAGTCGTCTGTGCGAGCGCCAGTTCCTTCAGGGTTCCAACGTGTTACTTCGTTGACCAAAAGTAACGAATGTGGCCGTGCTTCCGTGTTCTGGACACCCGGCAAACGCACTCGGCCAACACGCCATAATGGAGCGAGCATTTGCACTCCATATTTGGGGTCGCCTTTATTTTTAGAATGCGTGTAATGCGGGACAAGTTGGACATTGCGTAATGCCGCCCATCGGCGGAAGTGATCGTATTGAAGAATAAATTTTTGTGCGGCGTTAGCTTCGATAATCCAATGAGTTATTGGATGACCCATATCGTTGCTGATTTGCCACCAATCTTCAGCTACGCCAGTAAAACATTGACGTTCATGGTTCCAGTCTAAAAAGTCTGGAGCATCCATTTTACGTCGATACGATTCTAACAGATATCTAAACTCTGTTTCTTTGTTGTAAGCCCAACATTGGATTGCCCAATAATTAGCTGGCGATGGGTCTGCTGTAGCTACAACAAACATTTCTCCGCTTACATTTCGTGGTAACTCCCACAATCCACGGTCGTTATCCCAACACCCCGGATGATGTACCCCGTCTTTGCTTTGACCTCCGCTTACCCACAAAGGATCAACAAGAACATTGGAAGGGTTTACGTCTGATTGCTGGTACAAGACCTCAAATCTGTCAGGAGTTTGTGCCTTAATGTGGCGAAGTCGTCGCCACGGTAAACGTCGTGGGTATAGTAAACATCCTCCGGGCCAAGGTTCCCCACTGGGCTTGTGGTTTTCAGGATTGCCGTCGCATAGTTCTTCATAATGCGCTTGATATTTGAGATGCGTGTATTTGCGCCACTCGTCGGGTGCGTCTTCGGGATCAAATTCTTCCAATTCGTAATCGTCAGGGGGTGCTACTTTGTCTAACGCATAACGGTAAATATCGTCCGCTGACATGCGTTGTCCCTGTAGAACCAGCAAACCGCCGGGTTCTAGTCGGGTTTCTGCCACCTCGTCCCACCAACGACGCATATCTTCCCGTGCTTCTGCGGAACGCATTTTGCGTGGGTCGTATACGTCATCCCATATGACCAAATCGAAACGGCCTCCAAGAAACCCAGAGTCCATTCCGAAAGCTGACCATGTGGGTTCTTTTTGGCTTAACGGTGTGTCATCCTTTTGTAACACAGTAAAAGCTTCGGCGCGCCATATTTCAGAAGAATCTGGTTTAAACATTCCGAAATCTTCTTGCAACGTGGCTTCGGCGTCAACCGCCAAGTTTAAACGAACGTCGTTTAACTCGGCTCTAACTGGGTGCGCTCGATCAAATTCGGCGCGCAACCTGCGGCAATACCATTCAGCCAAACGTTGCGTAGAAGATCCGATCATGCCACGAATGGCACGATTTCGTATGGTTGCCCATGCAGGTAGTACTTTAGCGAAGAATGTGGACTTTCCTGTACCCGGAGGCGCATTTATTACTGCGTACTCTTCGTACTCTGTGTCCATTAACCCCATTATTTTTTCTGTTGCTTCTATTTGCCACGGTTGGAGAATGATCCCAAAGTATCTTTTAGCGAACACTTCGATGTTGTCGTAAGCTGCTTGTGCTTCTGGACGTAGTTGTTCATAGCTAGGGACTTCAGGGGTAGCGTCACCTCCCAATATTTCTAGTGCGGCGATGTAATTTCTTGGCGCTTTTCCGTTTTCTGCGTCTCGGCAAGCGTGGTAAGAGATCCCTGTGTCTTTGGCTGCGCCATAAAGGCTGTGACCGCCACGTCTGAGAGCTAAATACTCTGTCCACTTATCTACAGTTGTTGCTTTGCCGGATGGCATACCGTCCCCTTATTGGCAAGAATCACAAATTTCAGGATTTTCTAAATCACATTCAATTATTTCGTCGTCGTCAAAGGGATCTATGTCTGTACGTTCCCCTAAAAGTTCTGGGTTTTCCTCAAATATTTCCATAAGAGTCCGTGGTTCCATAGGTTCTTCTATCCATTCAGCGTATTGGTAACAAAAACAGTCGTCGGCGCAGTCTGGACAATTTTCGCAGGCGCAGTCGTAATGAAAAAAATGGCATACACATTCTTCCCCTTCACAGTCGCAACCGTAAATGACCACGGGTCACCACTTTTCTTTGTTTGCCCAGTATGCGGCAGA